GCTAAGTCACAACTATTCGAAATGAATGATGAGTTCACCAGACAGGGATTTAAAAATATTATTAATCCTTATCTTCGTGGTGTACAAGCAAGAAGAGGTGTTGTTGACTTCTTAGTTGTTTGTGATTCTACCAACAACCCACCTGATGCTATTGATCGTGGTGAATTCTTTGCTGAAATCTTTGTAAAACCAACAAGGTCGATCAACTTCATCACACTCCAGTTTACTGCTACTAGAACTGGTGCTAGTTTCTCAGAAGTAGTATCCTAATTATCCCGTTTATCACATCAAGGAGTATCTAAAAAATGGCAGACTATAGTAACACAACGACCAATAGCAAAATAACTACATCAACAATTGATGATTTTAGGGGTAAGTTTTCTGAACTAGCACGCCCCAATCTGTTTCAGGTTAAATTATACAAACCTAAAGAAGCAACTGCACCATTAGTTCCCCTCACAAACACAGGTGGATCAGGTGGTGACCCTAGTAATAAAGGAAGTACTTTACAAGAACAATCTACGTTCTTAATTAAAGCATCAAGCTTCCCTGCATCAACAATCGGTGTTGTTGAGGTACCTTTTAGAGGTCGTCAACTTAAGATTGCAGGTGACAGAACTTACGAACCATGGTCAGTAACAGTTCTCAATGATGAGAATTTCACAATCAGAAAACAGTTAGAAGTTTGGGCACAGGCTATACAAGAGTATAAGTTTAATGGTTCTTCTTCTCAGAAAACTGATGACTACATGGGTAATGCCACTGTGGAGCAACTCTCTAGAGGTGGTGATGTCATTAAGAAAGCACAGATGTCAGGTATCTGGCCATCTAACATATCTGCATTAGATCTCGATTGGGGAACTAATGATACTCCAGAAGAGTATACAGTAGAGTTCCAAGTACAATACTGGGAACCTGTAATTACTGTAGATGGTGCACAGTAATAGTAGTATAGTTTACTAACCTAAATAAATATGTTATGATACTAGTAAACGGGAATATTTGATGTCTCAATTATTTGGTTATTCGCTTGACAGAAAGAAGGCTAAGGTTCCTAAGCAGGGAACCCAGCCTTCTTTTGTGCGTAAAGAATCAGAAGATGCTGCGAGTCCAATAGTTGCAGGTGGTTATTTTGGTCAGTATGTTGAGATGGGTGACGCTGCTAATAAAGCAAGCGAAGCTGATCTCATTGGACGCTACAGAGAAATGTCCCTTCACCCAGAAGCGGACAGTGCTATTAACGATGTAGTTAATGAAGCAATCGCAGGAGATCTAAACGATCACCCTGTTGATATAAATTTACAAAATTTAAAAATCTCACAGAACCTAAAGAACGTTATTCGAGATGAGTTCGAAAACGTTTTGGTTTTATTAGATTTTGATAGAAAAGCATATGATATATTCCGTAGATGGTATATCGACGGAAGACTCTTCTATCATAAGATGATTGATGTGCAAGATCCATCTGCAGGTATTACGGAACTTAGGTACATTGATCCTAGAAAGATTAAAAAGGTCATAGAATTTGACAAACCTAAGGATAGACAGAGAGTAGTAGATCCTGAGGTCACAAGTATCGTTCCTAAGTCAGTAGAGTATTACATATACTCACCGAAAGGACTAAAAGGATACGAGAACAATGGTGTTAAGATTGCACCTGATGCTATTACATATGTCCACTCTGGACAGATGGATATGCAACGGAACTATGTGCTATCACATCTTCATAAAGCAATTAAAGCACTCAATCAGTTGCGTATGATTGAGGATAGTTTAGTTATATACAGACTATCAAGAGCACCAGAACGTAGAATATTCTACATTGATGTAGGAAATCTTCCTAAGCAGAAGGCAGAACAGTACCTCCGTGAGGTCATGTCTCGCTATAGGAATAAGTTAGTATATAACGCTGACACTGGTGAGATTCGTGATGACAAGAAGTTCATGTCCATGTTGGAAGACTTCTGGTTACCTAGACGTGAAGGTGGCCGTGGTACAGAGATTACTACTCTACCTGGTGGTCAAAATTTAGGTGAATTAGAGGATGTAAAGTACTTCCAGAAGAAACTTTATCGTTCTCTTAATGTCCCTGAGTCACGCATGGAGTCTGAGAGTTCATTTAACATCGGACGTAGTGCAGAGATCACTAGAGATGAAGTTAAATTCCAGAAGTTCATAGTTAGACTGCGTAAGAAGTTTACCGATCTGTTTAATGATCTACTTAAGACACAACTTATTCTTAAGGGTGTTATTAGTATAGATGAATGGTCTGAGTTTAAGGAGCACATTCAGTATACATTTATTGCTGACAACTACTTCTCTGAAATGAAAGAGAAGGAAGTGATGAATGAAAGAATGGCACTTCTTGCTCAAATGGATCCATTCGTAGGTAAGTATTTCAGTGTTGAGTACATGAGACGCTATATACTTAAGCAGACTGATGCTGAATTCGGTGAAATAGACGAACAGATGACTGCTGAAATCGAAGCTGGTCTTGTAGTTGCACCCGCAGAACTCGCTCAACTTGAGAAGATGCAGATGGAACTAGCAGCAACACCTCCCGAACCTGAACCAGTGGAAGAGGAGCCAACTATGGATCCTAAAGATTATAAAAAGGGAGATATCTAAATAGTATTATAATAAATTATAATTATGCCTTCTCAAAGTTCGATTGATATAGTAAACACCGTATTCGGTGGTGGAAAAGATCTTAGTGATTACGTTGATTCTCGTATGAAAGAACTGGCCATGGATTCTATTGACTCCATGAAGCAGGAAGTGGGTAAACAAATGTTCACTCCTACACCAGAGACACCAGACGAGGGTGAAGAAACAGAAGCTGAGGAGCAAGATGATGCGGAAGCACCTGGCACCCCGTCATCAGTAGAAGATACATCAACCGAGGAACCATCAGATGAGACTGATAACGGAAACAATTCATGATACTAAGGTAATTACCGAAGGTAAAGGCAGCAAACGCAAGACCTATATCGAAGGTGTTTTCCTACAAGGTGCGATCAAAAATCGCAATGGACGTATGTACCCTATAGATACTCTTGGAAGAGAGGTCCAGAAATATAACGAAAGTTATGTTAAGAAGGGTCGTGCTATGGGTGAACTCGGTCATCCAGAAGGACCAACTATCAATTTGGATAGGGTATCTCATTTGATTACGTCATTACAGAGGGAAGGTAACAATTTTGTGGGCAAGGCACGCATACTTGATACCCCTATGGGACGTGTGACTAAAGAATTACTCGATGAAGGAATTAAACTCGGAGTTTCTTCACGGGGATTGGGTTCTATTAAAGAATCAAATGGAATGAAGGTAGTATGTGATGACTTCGTACTAGCTACTGCTGCTGACATAGTTGCAGATCCATCAGCACCTGACGCATTTGTGGAAGGTATCCTAGAAGGAAAAGAATGGGTTTGGAACAATGGAAACGTTGCTGAGTCTACTTTGGACGCAATTAAGTCCAGAATTAACAACGCAGCCGCACATCAGATTGCTGAAAGGAAGATTTCCGCATTCGATACATTCTTAAAAAGTCTGTAAGTTATAAATAACTATAGCAAATAACCAAAATTGTACACAGAGGGAGACTACAATGTCTAATGAACAAATTATTGATGAAAATGCAGTGACAAAGAACGCCAAACCTGGTGATCCACAACCTAAAGGTGAAGGTGGAACTCCTGGACAAGGTGGTTATCAAGATCTAGGTGGACCTACACCTCAGAACTCCAAACCAACTGACGATTCCAATAAGTACAAGACTGGTGGCGGTCCAACTGCATCAGCTCCACAAACAAAACCATCTGCTGCAAGCGGTAAGAAGGCTGAGTTTAGTGATAAAGGCGATGTACAAGCTGGTCACGAACCTGAAGGTGAGGTTATTGCTGAAACACCTGATCAGGAAACTGAAACTATCGAAATAGATCTCTCTGCTGACGTTGCTGCTCTTACTGAAGGTGAAGACCTATCAGAAGAGTTTAAAGAAAAAGCAAAGACTATCTTCGAAGCAGCAGTTGTTTCCCGTATCAACGAAGAACTAGAACGTATGCATACTGATTATGCAAAAGTCCTAGACGAAGAAGTCGAGACTATGAAGTCCGAGCTTGCAGAAAAGGTTGACGAGACTCTTAAATACCATGTGGATTCTTGGATTAAGAATAACGAACTCGCAATTGAGCACGGAATCAAAACCGAAATGGCAGAATCTGTCATGGCAGGTCTCAAACAAGTTTTTGTCGAGAATCATATTGATCTTCCCGACGAAAAAGTTGACTTGGTAGATGAGATGACCAAGCAACTCGATACTATGGAGTCAAAACTCAACGAACAAATCGAAGAGAACGTTGGCCTATCAAAAGAGGTCGGCAGCTATATTAAGAATGGGATCGTGAACGAGCTGAGCGAGGGACTCTCCCTCACACAGAAGGAGAAACTACAATCTCTTGCCGAAGCTGTTGAGTTTAGTGATGAAGATGCCTTTAGAGATAAAGTAAACACTCTTAAAGAGTCTTACTTCTCTACTAAGCCTGCTGCTGCAGAGGAGAAATCCGATGAAGTAACAATCGAAGGTGGCGAAATTGCTGGCGATGCCATGAGTGCATATGCTACTGCATTAAGCCGTTGGGCTAGGTGATAACAACTCTTATATTATAAAGTAAATCTATTTTTTTCCAAAGAGAAAAACGCAATGTTTAATTCAGAATCATTGCAGGAAAAGTGGAAACCCATTCTAGAGCACTCTGAGATAGACAATATCAAAGATGGTTATAGAAAGGCAGTTACCTCAGTCCTGCTAGAAAACCAAGAAAGATTTTTAAGGGAAGAAGCTGGCGTTCTTAACGAAGCTGCTCCCACAATGTCTGCTGGTACTGCAGGTTTCAGTGGTAGTTCTACAGCAACTGGTCCTGTTGCTGGTTTCGACCCAGTTTTAATCTCCTTAATCAGGAGATCAATGCCTAAGCTTATTGCTTATGACATTGCTGGTGTCCAACCAATGACTGGTCCTACAGGTCTTATCTTTGCGATGAGATCACGCTATGGTACTAACCGTACAGCTGGATCCGAAGCATTCTTTAACGAAGCAGACACAGAGTTCTCAGCAGAGAACGCTGCTAGTGACCTAGGTAGAACAGCACAAGCTGGATCTAACCCAGGACTTCTAAACGCATCTGGAACATACAACACATCAGACGGAATGCCTACAGCAGAAGCTGAAGCATTAGGTGATGCTGCTGGAAACCAGTTCGCTGAAATGAACTTCAGTATTGAGAAAGTTACTGTGACTGCTAAGTCCAGAGCACTCAAAGCTGAGTACAGTTTAGAACTAGCACAAGACCTTAAGGCAGTTCACGGCTTAGACGCTGAGTCAGAATTGGCAAACATCCTCTCAACAGAGGTTCTTGCTGAAATCAACCGTGAAGTTGTAAGATCTGTATACAAGGTTGCAAGACCTGGTGCTCAGAACAACACAGCAACTGCTGGAGTATTTGACCTAGACGTTGACTCCAACGGTAGATGGTCAGTTGAGAAGTTTAAAGGTCTTCTATTCCAGATCGAAAGAGACATGAACGCAATCGGGCATGAAACTCGTCGTGGAAAAGGGAACATATTAATATGTTCTGCAGACGTAGCTTCTGCTCTATCAATGGCTGGTGTACTTGACTACACTCCTGCTCTTGCTGGAAACTCAAACCTACTTCCTGATGACAACAGCAGCACACTTGCTGGTACTCTTAACGGAAGAATCAAGGTTTATGTTGACCCTTACTCTGCTAACGTAAGTGACAGACACTTCTACGTTGCTGGATACAAAGGTTCTTCTGCCTATGACGCTGGACTGTTCTACTGTCCATACGTTCCACTCCAAATGGTCAGAGCCGTTGGTCAGGATACATTCCAACCAAAAATTGGCTTTAAGACTCGTTACGGAATGGTTGCTAACCCATTTGCGGAAGGCACAGACCAAGGCGGTGGAGATCTTGATCCTAATAAGAACCGCTACTACAGACGTGTTCTTGTTGACAACCTAATGTAAATCGTATTACGATATACAAACAAGAGACCCTACGGGGTCTCTTTTTTTGTCTAAATAGATTCAGTTTGTCCAAAGATAATGACAGCCCTAATTGATCCAAAAGAATACTCCGACGTGGTTGACCTATTGAGGTCATTTTTTTTGTCTAAAAATTTTCTTGAGGTTCATACCCAAAATCGTTTAAGTATCCTTGCTGCTTGTGAAGATCCAGAGACAGTAGCAACATACAATTACAATGGTCAGGTATGGCCACTACCACAGACAGGTCAGATGTGGTTAGAATATGAATTACTATCCAACCCCAAAGCAGAGGGGTTTTTCTGTGTCTCAACGTCGTACAGAGCAGAACCAAACCCTGTACCAGGAAGACATGAAGTTATCTTCCCCATGTTTGAGTTTGAGATGAAGGGAGGTGTTAAAGAACTCGAAGAGATGGAGAAAGAATTGTGTGAATATTTGGGATTACCTGAACTAACCATCAAAACTTATGGTGAATGGGGTAAGGAATTTAGATCAGAAGAACTAGACCATGCTCATGAATTAGCAATTGGTTCTGGTATGATTACTGAGTTCCCTGAGTTTACCTCACCATTCTGGAACATGGCACGGAACGATGATGGTACCAGTAAAAAGATAGATGTTATCTTAGGTGGTAAAGAAACTATTGGTAGTGCTGAAAGGAGTACCGACAAGGATCAGATGAGAGAGACCTTCTATACCATATCAGATGGTAAGTATTCTCAACTTATTATTGATCTGTTTGGTAAGGAAAGAGTAGAGAAGGAACTTGATGAATTCCTTGAGTTCGACTTCTTCCCTAGGAGTGGAGGAGGTATAGGTATCCAGCGTCTCATCTCGGCACTCAAGTAGTGCCTCAATGTAAGGTGACGAAACTGGTAAACGTGGCAGGCTGTTTCCCTGCTGTTCTGCGTGCGGGACTTGGTGGTTCGACTCCACCCCTTACAGTTTAAATAACTATATATCCACACAAGAGATTCTACGGGTCTCTTTTTCTATGCTAGTATACCTAAATATTATTGCAGAATAGGTACTAGCCATGAATGGCAGACTAAACAAAATTGATATGACCTCCCGACTCATGCAACTCAAGAGAGAGTTACACTACAAGTGTGAGATTGGAGAGAAGGGTGAGTGGGAGTGCAAAGGTGCAGACGAGTATTTAAACAGAACACTGGACGTACTGGACGAATATTACATGTAGTGCTATAATGGAGTCATGACTGAAGAGATGATCAGAAAGATCTCCTACACAAAAGAAGAGGTCGATATATTAATCGCAGAGGCTGTTGCAGAAGCAAGAAGGATAGATGAAGAGTCGATGCGTAAACACAACAGGGATGCTACTATCATTAGTATGATCCTTGGATTCACATGTCTAGCATTATTTGTAGATGGATTACTTCGTATACTTGGTATCATTCCACCATTCATGGATATTGATGTTAATGTCGTCGATAATATTGTGGAGAAGGTTAAGTTAGAAGTTATACCACAGGTTGAGAAGTATAAAGGATATATACCGAGGATATAAATAATTTTTAAAGAAGGTAATAAGTGGCATTTTTGTTTATAGTATTTTCGGCATTCCTTTTCATCCAAGCATTTAGATTAATGTCCGTCGGGTGGGGAGCAATGAATGAACCTATACGAAAACCCACACCAATTCATCCAGAGTTATCAGAAGTAAAGGAAGGAGATGAGTTGTTAGTAGTTGACTTTACTAGAGATCCATTACATGCATCATTGCAGAATCGGATTCATAATGGCATCGAGATAGAAGATCCATGGGATGAAGATGATGATGGAGATGGAGATGTTCCAGCAGTTGTAAGAAGATGAAAAGATTTCTATCGTGGTTTCGTAAACCAAAACCAGAGTTGGAGTTCGAAGAGAGTACTCCACATACTCTAGAGTGGGAAGAACCTTCTATAGAAGCACAGTTTGATGCCTTCAGAAGAGCAGCAAAAGATCACGATGAGATCATTGCAGAACTAAATAGTCAGACAGAGGAAGAGTAATGGCAGAACTATTCGAGCAAAGTCCACCGCAGTCTTGGCAAGGTCAGATAGAGAATAGGAATTTCTTGTCTCCTATAGGTTTTAAGTTTGTATTATCAGACTTCCCTAAGGTGACATACTTTGCTCAGAATGCAAACATCCCTGCTATCAGTATAAGTCAGGTAGAACAACCCACTGTTATGGGTCGTTCTCTTGGTTGGGATGGTCATGGACTTAATTATGATCCTCTTAACTTACAATTCCTTGTAGATGAAGATCTAGAAAACTATTTGATCTTACATAACTGGATGAGAGGTATGGTAACTGGTAGAGGTTTTGCTGAAAGAGTACACTTAGAGGACAATTCAGAACAAAAACTCCCTACTAGTAAACTACAGACCAATGTACGTTCTGATGGATCATTAGCAGTATTAAACAGTAATTTTCAGACAAATTTCTTTGTCACGTTTGAGAACATGTTCCCTATCTCCTTGTCAGCACTAGAGTTTAATGCTACAATAGATGGTACAGAGTATGCTGTAGCTCAAGCAAGTTTTCGCTATGATATATACGACATACAGGACACAATAGGTAAGAGAAAAACTAATTTAGCATGAATCTTGATGATATTCGTGATGCATGGAAGGAAGATTGTAAAATCGACCAGAACGATCTCGACACGGAAAATTTTAAGGTAACTGTCATCCATGAGAAGTACCTTAACTTGTGGGCACATTTCAGATTACTCCTATCTGATGCTGAGACAAGGAATAAACGCATGTATAAGGAGAAGTTCGAATACTATTCTGGTAAAGCACCTGCTGCTATCTATCAGGAAAAACCTTTTAACTTTAAAGTATTAAAAGGAGACCTCAATACATACATCTGGGCAGATGATGAGTTCATCCGTACCAAACAGAAAATAGACTACCTCGAAACTTGTATAAATTATTTGGAGAACATTCTTAAGCAGTGCTCCAATAGAGGATTCCAAATTAAGAACGTTATCGAACTGAAAAAGTATGCAGAATATTGATGACAGTTATACAAAAGAAGAACGAGGTTTATCTTAAGGTAACTGCCGAGCCGCATGTCCATAAGGAACTGAGTGAACATTTTATTTTTGATGTTCCAGGTGCTAAGTACATGCCTCAGTACCAAAAATGGAAATGGGATGGTAAGATCCGCTTATACTCACCTGCAACTGGTGAAATATATGCGGGTCTTTTTGATTATGTGACCGACTTCTTAGAGGAGAGGGGTTATGAATTTACAATTGGAGATAGTAACTATGGAAGACCAGACGATTGGGAATCTATCATCAGCCCTGAGAGTGTTGCGGGCTACGTTAGATCATTGGGATTACCTTTTAAAGTACGAGACTACCAGTTACGAGGAATTTATCAGGCACTTAGGCACCATCGCAAACTTCTACTATCCCCAACAGGATCAGGAAAATCCTTAATCATCTATGCTATAGTCCGTTGGCACTTAGGTTTTGATAGAAATATACTTATTATAGTACCTACGGTGTCACTGGTGGAACAGTTAGCACAAGATTTCAGACAGTACGGATGGAAAACAAATGACTTACACAAAATACAAGCAGGTAAAGAAAAGTATGTTGATCATTCAGTCGTTATTAGTACTTGGCAGAGCATTTATAAGGAACCCCGTAAGTTCTTTAAACGTTTTGATGTCATTATCGGGGATGAAGCACATCTTTATAAGGCGAAGAGTCTGACAGGGATTCTCACCAAGTGTCATGACGCTAAGTACCGAGTGGGTTTGACAGGTACCCTTGACGGAATGGAGACTCATCAGTTAGTGTTGGAAGGTTTGTTCGGGAAGGTAGATCAGGTCACTAAGACCATAGACCTCATGAAAAAAGGACACCTAACACCACTAAAGGTGTGTGTCCTGTTATGTAAGCATGGGTTTGTACCCTTTGACGACTATTTCCAAGAGATAGATTACCTTGTTTCCCATCCAAAACGAAACAATTTGATCATAAATCTTGCGTGTGACTTACGGGGTAACACTTTAATTCTTTTTAACTACGTCGAAAAGCACGGAGAACCCTTGTGGGAATTGCTAAATAGTAAGGTGAGTGAAAATCGTAAGATTTTCTTCATACATGGTGGTATAGATGCAATGGAACGTGAAGAAGCACGTTCGATATGTGAGAAGGAGAAGGATGCTATTATACTAGCGTCCTATGGAACCTTCTCTACTGGGATTAACATTAAGAATTTGCACAATGTAATCTTTGCGAGTCCATCCAAGTCGAGGGTCAGAAATCTTCAGAGTATTGGTAGGGTTCTAAGGAAAGGTGAGAACAAAGCACAGGCAACATTATTCGATATAGCGGATGACTGTAGTAGAGGTTCCAAACTTAACTATACTCTTCGTCACTTAGTCATAAGACGAAAGATATATGAAGAAGAGAATTTTGATTACGAGATCAAAGAAGTTAAACTAAAAAATGATTAATTACATCCGACACGACGAACAATTTTACGGAACGGTTAAGTTGATTACTGGGGAAGAGATCCTTGGTGAGGTATTATTGACAAAGGATCCAGGTTTAGATACTGATCTACTGTTTATACAACACCCTGCTAAGACAAAGATCGTAGAGATGGAAGGTAATACTAGTACAGATCAAAAGATTGCAGTTGGTTTTATTAAATGGGTAAATTTTTCAGATGAAGAGTTCTTTGTAATAGAAGAACGATCTGTCATCAGCATCGCTCCTATGAGTAAGGATGCTATAAGAATGTACAAGAGATGGGTTAAGAAAGAAATATTACATGAACCAGAATCAGAGAAAGGTGAAGTTCCAATGAGTTCCAATATGGGTTTAATATCTAAAGTTAGTGATGCACGCTCCTTTTTGGAGAGTATATACAAAACAGAACCTAAGGATCCCTCCAACCCTTGACAGTGTTGAGTCTACCCATTGTGTAGGGTCTTGTCAAGCCCCCTTTACAATTCACGCACCATGAACTATAATTATGCTAACCGTGAGTTAATGTATGGCGTATACTATGGCACGGAAGTCAACTAAAAAGAAAGAACACTATGTAGACAATAAGAAGTTCTTAGCAGAACTAATTGTTTATCGTGAAAAGATTGCAGCTGCTGCAGAAGCAGGTGATCCAAAGCCTCGTGTCTCTAACTACATTGGTGAATGCTTCCTAAAGATTGCAACACATCTATCATATAGACCAAATTTTATAAACTATATGTATAGGGAGGATATGATTGGAGATGGAATAGAGAATTGCATACAATATATCCACAACTTTGATCCAGAGAAATCGAGAAACCCTTTTGCTTACTTCACTCAGATCGTTTATTATGCATACCTGAGGAGAATTGCTAAGGAGAAGAGACAGCAGAGCATACGAGAGAAGATCCTAGAGCGTAAGGGATATGAGGAGGTGTTCCACACAGATGGAAATGAAAACAGTTCAGACATGAACTACATCAAATCAAGAGTGGAGACTAATCAACGTTATGGGTAGTAGAACTGAGGAAAGATTAAAGCAGTTGTTGCAGGAGATCTCAATGATGAAAGACGATATCAAAATAGAGCACTTGACTACATCCAATTCTCAAGGTAGAATAAGTAGGAAGGTTACTATAGAGTATGACATCCAAAATTCTACTGATAACTGATCAGCATTTCGGGGTCAGGAATGATAACCAATTTTACATAGACAAATACAAATCCTTTTATCACGATACTGTCCTTCCTTTTATTGATAAGCATAAGATCCATACGATCATCAATCTAGGAGACACATTTGATAGAAGGAAGTATGTCAATTTCTATTCCCTAGATGCTGCTAAAGAAATGTGGTTTGATCCTCTCTTGGAGAGAGGTGTCAAGCAATACATGATGGTAGGTAACCATGACATCTATTATAAAAATACTCTTAGAGTCAACTCACCAGAATTATTACTTGCTGAGTACAGTAATATCACCGTTATATCTGATCCGACTGAACTTAATATTGACGGTCTCGATATACTTCTTCTTCCTTGGATATGTGATGATAACCGTAAAGAATCCTTTCGAAGTATCAACACTAGTAGTGCAAGCATCTGTCTTGGGCATCTTGAGCTTAACGGTTTTGAGGCTGTTCCTGGACATACCATGGAACACGGACAGGATCCTGCCATTTTTGACAAGTTCGAGATGGTATGCAGTGGGCATTTCCATATGAGGAGTACCAAGGGTAACATTAGATACCTTGGAAACCCGTACCAACTTTACTGGAATGATTACGGTCAGGAACGTGGGTTCCATACACTAAATACTAAAACAAAGAGGCTAACATTTCATAAGAATCCTAACAAAATGTTTCACAAGATCATTTACAAGGATGATGAGACTTCTGATATACAATATGATACCCTTAAGGGTAGCTATGTTAAGCTAATTGTTGAGAAGAAAGAAGATAGGGTCTTGTTTGACAAGACTTTAAAGAAGATCAATGATGCCAATATTGCTGACTTAAAAATCATAGAGGATCAGTTCTTACATTTAGAAGATGTTGATGATTCTATTGAGGCAGAAGATACATTAACGATATTGCAGAAATGTGTTAGCGAAATTGATAACAAGGATGAGATTTTTGGGATCCTTAAATCATTATATGTAGAGGCACAAAGGATTTAATGTACGTTCTAGTTGACAAAAGAAGTGGAGGGGTGTATGCTATCAAAGACGAGACTCTTAAAGAGAGGGTAGTCCAAATATTTGAGCACCCTGATGATGCTGAACGTTATCATCAGCACTTGGTTGCTGATGGGTACAGTAGAGATCTTCGTCTCATGGAGATAGAAGAGGATCAGGTCAAAGAAAACTGCAATCAGTTTGGATACCACTATACGGTCATCCAACCAGATCATATAGTATTCCCTCCTTCAGTGCATGATTAGATTTGAGAATATCAGATGGAAGAACTTCTTGTCCACAGGTCAACAGTTCACAGAGATTCCACTGGGTGAAAAACAGAGTACCCTTATCATAGGGAGTAATGGTGCAGGGAAATCCACTATGTTGGATGCTCTGTGCTTTGCTTTGTTTAATAAACCTTTTAGAAAGATCAGCAGATCACAACTTATTAATAGTATTAATGAAAAAGAGTTAAGAGTAGAGGTAGAGTTTGTAGTTGGAACCATTAAATACAAAGTAATTAGAGGAGTGAAACCCAATGTATTCCAGATTTTTAGAAACGATGAACTCCTTGATCAAGACGCTGCAGTCAAGGATACGCAGAAATACTTGGAGCAATCAGTCCTCAAACTTAACTACAAAAGTTTTACCCAGGTCGTCATACTTGGTTCATCCACATTTGTCCCCTTCATGCAACTTACCGCACCTAACAGGCGAGAAGTTATCGAAGATATATTGGACATCCAGATCTTCTCATTCATGAATGGTCTCCTTAAGGAGAGGATAAAGGATATAAGAGATGAAAAGAATCAATGTGAGTATGAATTGGAGATTGCTCAACAGAAGGTTGAGATGCAGAGAAAAAATATAGAGAACCTAGAGCAGGTAGACCAGAGAACTACTGGTACTATGATGAAAAAGTTTGATGATAATGAGAAGAGAGTAGAAGAGATCAAGAAAGAGATCAAAGATAAGGAAAAGGAGATAGATAAGATCACTCCACAGGTTTTAGAACTTGATAAGGCAGTACAGAAACACGAACAGTTAAAGGTCATGAAGACCAAACTCAACGTGAAGAAGAAAGCATCTAATAAAGACGTAGATTTCTTCCAGAAAAACGATACATGTCCAGTATGTACTCAAAATATAGGTGCTGAACTAAAGGAAAGTAAAGTAACCTCCCTCAAACAGAAGGTGGATGAGTTAAGCATTGCTCATTCAGAGATCACAGAGCATATTACTAGCATGAGTACTGAGGTGGAGGATCTCAGGGCAAAAGCTGCTGTTATTAACTCTCATAGGTATGCAATCCAGTCTTTAACCAAGGAAGAGATGCGTATTCTAAAGGAGAATACTAGGTTGATGACCGAAGTAGGGAGTGAAGCAACCAATTTAGAGGCAGAAAAGCAGGAATTAGTGCATTTTGAGTGGAAATTGGAGGAGAAGGAGAAGTTTTGTTCCAACGTGAACAAACAGGCAGACAACCTTAAGGTAGTGTCTGGATTGCTAAGAGATGATGGTATCAAGTCGAAGATAGTTTCTAAGTTTGTACCTGTTATAAACAATAAGATCAATAAATATCTGCAAAGCATGGACTTCTACGTCAATTTCACCCTTGACGAGAACTTTAATGAGAATATACTGTCTAGGTACAGGGATTCCTTCTCATATGCATCGTTTTCAGAGGGTGAGAAGCAGAAAATTGACCTAGCATTGCTCTTTACTTGGAGAGAAATCGCCAAGATGAAAAACAGTGTTAGTACAAATTTACTAATCCTTGATGAGGTATTTGATTCCTCCCTAGACCAAGGTAGTACTGATGAACTACTCAAGATACTAAGGGGATTGGGTCTGAATACTAATCTATTTGTCATATCACACAAAGGTGATATACTATTGGATAAATTCGAACGGATTATCTCATTTGATAAGCAGTCTGACTTTTCCACCCTTAAAATCCAAGACGACACATGACCTATCACATCTATTGGAACGAGAGAGCACTCTTTTTAGACCTAGATGAGGATGATTTCTATTGGATCTGGGATAAAATCAGATGGGTTTACAATGATGAGTTAACCTATGTGGAATTTGACGCAGCAGAGACTGGTACACTAGCAGAAGCATCCTTCTAGGACAATGAACACCCCTAACTGGCAACACAACTCAGGGAAGCCACCCAAACGAAAGCTTAAACCACAGGCATTGCGACAAGCAAAAGCCAGAAGGAGTCACTTAAAAAAGTGTCTACTCAACCCTCCCAAGCGGAGGGTTTCTTATTATAATGTGTATATACAAACGAATACGACCAAATACAATGAACATCGAGATCAAAGGAAACCTTGCAAAACTCCTTGCTACTGAGAACCTTCTTGTAGAGCACAAGAAAGTGGAGACAGCATCCTTTGATGTTCAGAATAGAGTTTTGACACTTCCAATCTGGAAGACAAGCAATGACGTATATAATATGCTCGTGGGTCATGAGGTTGGGCACGCACTATACACACCTAACGAAGACCCTGCAACACTTGGAGTACCAATGTCCTTCATTAACGTGACAGAGGATGCTCGTATCGAGAAGTTAATGAAGCGTAAGTTTCCTGGTCTTCAGAAGGATTTTCATAAAGCATACAGTCAACTAACTGATAATGATTTCTTCGAGATAAATGGCAAAGATCTTACAGAGTTGACACTTGTAGACAGAATCAACCTCCACTATAAGATTGGTTCATACGCAATGGTACCATTTACTGCTGCTGAGACCCCTCTAAAAGACGCTGCAGGGGTCACAGAAACATTCGAAGAAGCATTAGAGGTTGCTAAGGATATATTTCAGTTTATGAAAGCAGAATTTGAGAAGAAGCAGAAGGAAGAAGGTGAGTCACAGTCAGACTTCTCACTGGAGATGGAAGCAGGACAAGGTGAAGGGGAGAAAATGGATAATAATGGTCAGGAAATGCCATCTCCAAATGCACAGGGAGAAGAGATAGAAGGAGAGGATGAGGAAGGTAACTCAGATAGCGATGGAGATCAAGAGTTTGGTGGTAATGCAGCAGCAGGTGACCTGCCTGACTATGGAAGACAGACTGAAGAGGAGTACATGGAAGTTACTACTCAGAATGCTTTTGATAATAACGCAAAAGATCTTACAGATCTAGATGCACATGTTCCATCATACGTTAACGTACCTACTGTATTTTCAGATAAGGTTCTCGTGGATAACAAGTCTATCTGGGACAGAGCAGAAGAGCACTGGAAAGAAGAGACTAGAGAATACCCTGAGAGAATGGATTGGGTTGATGAACTTTACAGACAATGGTCAAAGGACACACAGAAAGATGTTAACTATCTTGTAAAGGAGTTTGAGTGTAAGAAAGCAGCAACATCTTATGCTAGATCATCTGAGTCTAAGACTGGTACACTAGACACAACTAAACTTCATCAGTATAAGTTCTCTGAGGACATCTTTAAGAAGATTACAGCAATACCTGAGGGTAAGAACCATGGTCTTGTCTTCCTACTAGACTGGTCTGGTTCCATGAGTAGAGAAATCTTTGATACTGTTAAGCAATTGATCAACCTAACTCAGTTCTGTAAGAAAGTTAACATCCCATTTGATGTATATGCATTCTTACATGAGGGTACATATGGATACGGTTATATGGATGATGAAGAAAAAGTTGCAAAGCAACAAGAGTTAGATCTATGGATCGATCCTAAATTCAGAATGTATAACCTCCTAACAAGTGAAGGTAATGCTAAGGACTTCACTAGACAGACAAGAAATCTATTCAGAGTTGCAAAGTACTTCGATGCACACCACAACTGGAGTTACGATAATGCAAGAGTACCTGCACCCCCACACTTCTTAGGACTAGGTGGTACTCCACTTAATGAAGGTCTATCAACCTGTATAGATCTACTTCCTAAGTGGAAAACAAAGCAAGGTGTAGAGAAGTGCCACCTAGTTGTTCTAACTGATGGTGAAGCACAACAAATTGGTCAGGTTCATCCAAAGACCGAGTACATCAATAGACCGTATGAGTATCATCTAAATTACAGATCTATTCTTAGAGATAAGAAGACTGGAAGATACTACAGTGACATTAAAAATGGTGGTCCTTCTATGACTGCTGCTCTAATCAGAGTAATTAGAGACAGATATACATGGTGCAACGTACTTGGTTTCAGACTATGCCCACCAAGAGAGTTTTCATCCTACATGTCACGCATGGGTATCTGGGAGCAAGATGAGTACAAAAAGCAATGGAAGAAAGACAGACTTGCTGTAATAAAAACAGCAGCATATTCTGAACTCTATGTCATTGCCAATGGTAAGAACGAAGAGACCACCATGGAAGTTGCTGCAGATGCCACAAAGCGTCAGTTAACCAGTGCTTTTAAGAAATCTCTTAAAGGTAAAGGTGCAAGTAGAAGACTGCTATCTGCCTTCGCAGGACAGATAGCGTGACACTCAGATTAGTGTCCACTAACCCTTGATATAGTAGCCACATGGCTATATCATTAGTATATAAGAAACAAACATCCAATGCCTTTCACATCAACATTCAGCAATGACGATCTGCTAAACTTTCTATCCCCAGACAAGGGTGACTTTACAAGCAAGAGAGTTTCAGAAGCAGCAAACCACTTCGGAGTAAAGACTCCTAGCATATATGCAAGACTTACTAGATCATGCTCCAACCAAGTACAGAAGACAAGTAAAGGTAACTGGACATTCACAGTAAGAGAAGCATTAGAAAAGACTTATAAAGAATCTACACAACCAAAGACTGAACTTGTTGATTCATTTGACCCTGCATACCTAGCAGGTAAGGACTTAGTACCTGATAAGGATCCAAACTATGTTCCATTCGGTACATTTAATGACCTTAAGAAGGTTGTAAAATCAAAGATCTTCTATCCTATATTCATCACTGGTTTATCAGGTAATGGTAAGACCTTCGGTGTAGAGCAAGCATGTGCTCAGTTGGGTAGAGACCTTATTCGTGTAAACATTACAGTAGAAACAGATGAAGATGATCTTATTGGCGGTTTTCGTCTCGTGGACGGTAGCACTGTCTGGCACAACGGTCCTGTCATCGAAGCACTCCAACGTGGAGCAGTTCTCTTACTCGATGAACTTGACCTCGCCTCTAACAAGATCCTATGCTTACAATCAATTCTCGAAGGGAAGGGTGTATTTCTCAAAAAGATTGGTAAGTATGTAAAACCTTCTGCAGGGTTCACAGTTATCGCAACTGCTAACACTAAGGGTAAAGGATCCGATGACGGTAGGTTCGTTGGTACTAATGTACTGAATGAAGCATTCTTAGAAAGGTTCCCCTTGACATTTGAGCAAGAGTATCCTAATGTAGGTTATGAGAAGAAGATTCTTAATAACTATTGTTCAGAATTAAACTGCTGTGACGATGAGTATACTGAGAATCTCACTACATGGGCAGAGATTATCCGTAAGACCTTCGCTGAAGGTGGAGTGGATGAAGTTATCTCAACTCGTAGACTGGTTCATGTAATCCGTGCGTTTGCCATCTTTAAGGATCGCATCAAGGCACTTAAAGTATGTCTCAACCGCTTTGACGATGAGACCAAAGAGTCATTCTTAGAACTCTATAGCAAGATTGATGCTAAAGTAGACCTATCAGACACACCTTATGCTGCACAAGATCAGGATACTCCATCCGAAACAAATCAATCATATTAAATCCTTCGCAGGTGACTTTGAGGTGGTCAAGAACCACCTCAAATCTTGCTTAGAGATTAGGGGTTTCAGTCATAGGGACGGTGTGCTTGATTCTTATGTTGATGAAAGTGATCACGACATTATCACTTGCAGCAATTACAGATCAGGTTATACTTATAAAGAATATCTCGAAGGAGATAGTTATGACTGGCACTCAGATGAAATCATTAACCTCGATGACAAGAGACTCGATGTCTCTACTACTCTATTTCTTAATGATGATTATGAGGGTGGTGAATTGGAGTTAAAACTAGGTGATTACTCAGTGTATACTAGGTTACCTATGGGGTGGGCAGTATCCTACCCAACTGGTATAGTACACAGAGTACACCCAGTCACTAAGGGATCACGACAAGTAGTCCATTGGTGGAACCAGTCCAACGTTCAGAATCCATTCATAAGAGATGCTCTCTCGCATGTGGTTACTGACGATGTTTACCTCACTCAACTAGAAAGATTTTCACAATGAAGTATAGAGAAGACGAAACGATGAAGGTGGTACAAGATTATATTTCTTCCACCTACCGATCTCATTACTCTAACGAGGAAAAAGATGTGCAGACATTAGACCTCCTTGAGGCAATAGGATCAGCAGAGCACTTCTGCCAATCCAATATCATTAAGTATGCATCTCGTTACAAGAAAAAGAATCAGCATAAGCAGGACGTGCTAAAAATCATCCACTATGCTATACTATTATATTACTTCTCAGGAACAACCTATCCTGACGACAAACAAATCAACGACATCCCTTCTCAGGAGTTAACCTATTGATGAAATTTACAGATTATGAAATGGAAGTGTTGACTTCTTTTAGAGAAATCAATCCATCTATTGTGTTTAAACCAGGCAACAAGGTCTCCACGATCTCAAACAACAAGAACATACTTGCTGTTGCAGATTTTCCTGCGTTTACTTTTAAGAAACAGGCACCGATCTATGATCTAGGTAACCTGATTAACAGTATCAAGACGTTGGACAATGGGGATGTTGAGTTCCAAGAGCAACGTGTAGACATCACATCTAAGCGTAGTCTTATTAAGTATTACTATGCTGAAGAGCGTATGGTTACACAACCACCTGACTCTATACAAGACATGGGTGATCCAGTTGTGTCAACTAGGTTAGATGTATCTGACCTTAATCAGATTCAGAGGATTGCATCTACCTATCAGTTGCCAGACATATGCTTTACAGGTGATAAGGGTAAACTATCTGCTATCGTAACTGATAAGCGTAATAGTGCGTCAAACTCACTGGAGATAGAGTTAGGTTCCGTCGAAAAGGATTTTTGTTTCTGCCTTAAGATTGAGAACCTAACTGTTATCAGACCTAATAAACTATGTACAGCATATACATTAGACATATTCCAGTGTAAGGTTGCCAAGTTCACAGGTATAATCAGCAAAAGTGCAGAGGATAATGTCTCATCATTAGAGTACCTCATTGCATTGGAGCCAGATAGTGAGTATTGATGTCACGTTAGTTGGAGATTGTCGAGATACACTCAAGACAATCGATGAGAAAGTAAGGATGTGTGTAACCTCACCTCCTTACTATGGACTGAGAAATTATGGGGATGAAGAGAATCAGATAGGTCAAGAACAATCACCAGAAGAATATATACAACAGTTGGTAGAAGTATTCAGATCAGTTAGGGATGTGCTAACTGACGATGGTACACTATGGGTTAACATAGGTGATAGTTATTACAACTATAGACCTGGTAAAGGTCAAGCATTAGCAAAACAAACACTTGCTACTAGCGATCAAGACCACCCAACCAAGTGCCCCAGAAGAGGTAACAAGATAGATGGACTCAAAGAAAAAGATCTCATCGGTATTCCTTGGATGCTTGCGTTTGCTCTCCGTGCTGATGGGTGGTATCTACGTCAAGACATTATATGGCACAAACCAAACCCGATGCCAGAATCAGTAAGGGATCGTTGCACAAAATCACATGAGTATATCTTCTTACTCAGTAAGAATAAGAAATATTTCTATGATAATGAAGCAATAAAAGAACCTGCTAAGGATTGGGGAACTAGGAATAGAAAGAGTGGTAAGTATCATAATCCTGGTACTGGACTCAACCCTCATACTGGATTAACTAAGAGTTATCCTAAGAAGAATAAGCGTAGTGTGTGGTCTGTTACTAATAAACCTAGTAAGATGAAGACTCACTTCGCTGTGTACCCACCAGACCTTATAGAACCATGCATACTAGCAGGTAGTAAGGAAGGTGATATCATATTGGATCCCTTCATGGGATCAGGTACCACTGGAAGGGTTGCAAATTCACTCAATAGGCATTATATTGGGTGTGAACTACATGAGGAGTATGTCAAATGAACGATTTCTTATGGGTGGAAAAGTATAGACCTGAGAAGGTGGATGATTGTATCCTACCTGTAGAATCCAAGAAAATGTTTAAAGGTTTCTTGGATCAGGGTCAGATACCTAACTTGTTACTCTCTGGTCCAGCAGGTATTGGTAAGACAACTATTGCAAAAGCATTGTGTAAGGAGTTAGGAGCAGACTATTATGTCATTAATGGATCGG